AGATCTGAGACACGCAGCGGAAAACGCTGCAAGTCAGACAAGGTGGTGTCGAGCTGGAACTGCAGGGTGAACTGTGATCGTCCATAGGACGCTTCACGCTCAAGCAGATCAAGATCAGAAAACCTGCCGGGGTCTGTTGGTTGGTTGGGACTGTCGCCACAACCCTCCAAGATCATTGGCGCCAGGGCATCGCCGTACTTGGCTGGTTTTTTGGGATACCTAGCTGGCCATATACGACATTCGTAGCCGCGCATGCGCAACTTGTTGTAGACGCTCTCCTCTGTCTGGGGCGTACCCAGCATCATGATCTCGCCACCCGGCTTAAGGATGGCGTTGAACTCACCAACGCAAGAGATCAGCTTCTCCCGCATGCCAACAGTCCAGCTGGTGTTCGGAACTTCTGTGTCATCGGCAAGAATCAGGTCGGCCCTGCTTCCGGTCAGCTGGCCAAAGACCCCTACAGATTTAACTGACGGGCTCTGATCTGGAATAGCGGGACGCACGTCAAAGCGATTGCTTGCACTGCGCTGCTCATCACGATCTGGTTCAAGGCATTGCAGCAATGGCATCTCCCGAATCAACCGGAGACAGAACTGCGCAAAGTCATCAGCCCGCACCTTGCTGGCTGACACCACCATGATCTTCTTTTGCGGGTCATTGCGCAGTAGCCACAACGTGTAGGCCGCAGCCATCCAGCTCTTGCCAACACCACGAAACGCTTCGACGATCCGTCGCTTTGGTCCCTGCTGCATGTACTCCGCAATGTCCAATTGGACTGGTGTCGGGTCAGGCAATTGCAAATGCCGCCACACCACTACCAAGAAATACCGGAAGTCCTTGTCAAACGGTTCCGGCAATGGCTGCCATGCCGCCTTCTTCATTAATTAGCCCGCCGCTTGAAACTCACCACGTTTTGTATATCAGGCAATGCCTTTGCCAGATCACCAAACGGTGTTCCCTCTGCTGGCTGAGCACTGATCTGATTATCTTTCAAGAACTGCCGCAGCACATTTAATTCACTTGTGCTGATCGTACCTTCGTCCAGCTTTTCTTTTAAGTGCTGGGCAAGTCCCGCATGCAATTCACTTAATAGATCCTGTAGCTCCATTGCTTTTTCTTTTCTCCTGTATCCGCAGCATATCGAAGAAAAAAGCAGGGGCCTCTACACCCACCACAGGGAGAGACCCCGTCCTAGCGCTCTCTGCCAAGACTCCCCCAATATACCCACCCCAAACCCCTTGCTACCACTAACTGTCCCCATAAGAAGAACAACACCATCCCCCTATAAGAGTCCTTATAAGAGCCCCTTCCAGATGCCCCAGCAGATTTCTCCCTGATTAAGCGGAGCTGATTTCTGGTGGAAAAATCTGAGGGGTTTACGCATATAGACGCGGCTGCCTTTACCCCCCTTGGGGTTTGCATCCTGCGGCCAGATTGACTAGGGTGGAGGGGTCTAGGGGCACAAGCAGTGCCCTTGGTCCTATACTCAGGTACAGGCAACTGCTTCGGCCACTTGCCTCTCTCTGTTTAGCCGCCCAGCTTCAAACAGCACCACACCCACCACGCAGCTACATGTCCATGCTTCAAGCCAACCTGGCGGCGTATGCCGCCCGCTACATGCAGAACGACGACCCGGAAGGGCTGGCGTCAGATCTAATCCTGACCCTGTCCGAATACGTCGACGTTGAATCGATCAGCTACGCCCTCGGGCGCAACCTTGGCCGCCAGGTCGAGCAGTTGATTGAACTAGACGAGCAAGACGATTGAACCCACACGGAGCCCTCCCAGGCTCCTTGCTGGGCTCACCAGCACACCCACCACCTTCAGCCATCCATGACCTATTCAGAATCCTTCCTGGACACCTGCGGCCGTAACGGCGAGGCGTCTCTCCAGGCAGCCCGCCAACTGTTCGAGGAGCACGGCAACGACTACGACGACGTCGTGCGCAACATCGAGCAGCACACCAGCAACCCATCCGAGATGCTGGCCATCCTTAACCGCGACGGTCGCGGCCTGCTGTCCTTCCTGGGGTACTAGGAGCAGCACCACAGGGCCCACATCGGGCCCTTCAACTACACCCACCACAACGAGGCATTAAGCCATGACAACAGCAACAGCAACAGTCGACCATGCAGTGAGCAACGCCGCCGCATGGAGTGAATCAATCAGCGCAGCCCACGAGGCTTGGCTCTTCTGTCAAGAAGAAGCAGAAGGGCGCGACCTCTCACGAGAGGCCAAGGCCGTCTTGCATCAACACGAATACGACGGCGACAACCACGCCGACGTAGCGGAAGCGATTGAAGAAGAGATGCGGGAAAGCGCCCTAAGCGTTGACGTTCGCAGCAGGTGGCACACTCCCGGCAAAGAGGCAGAGCCCGGCGACTTCTGCATCCTGCTCACCTGTGGGGGCCCTGCCTTGCGTGTAGCTGGCGAGCTGAGCCATTGCGCCGAGCCTTGCTCATTCTCGCTGGAGCACCAAGACTGGGGCACACCTTGGACCAGATACCAGGACGCCGACGCCGACGCCTTGGACTGGTTCTGCGGTCTCTTTTACTACGGAGAATGACGTGGAAGTTCAACCCACCCGCCTTAGCTACAACCTGGCAGATGACGAGTACGCCGACCGGACCTGCCAGTGGGCGTCTCTCGCAACGGACTATTACGACGAGGGCTACCCATGCACCATTGAGGGCGTGGATTGGAGCCAGTCATGCAAGGACCATGGCTTCTGGGGCGCAGTGCAAGAGGTGAAGAGCCGCTATCAACTGCGCAAGGCTGCCCGCTACCAGCCAAACCCGCCACCGCGTGGCTAAACGCATCACTACACCCACCACCAAAGAGGACACCATGGCCCAACGAGGTCGACCAAAAAAGCCAACGACGCTAACCGAAGCGATCGCTTCCGATCGTCAACTAAAAGCGGCGATCACTGCGTTTAGCACTGCTCGGACGCAGGTCAACAACTTGCAAAGTCAAATTTTCACGACCCAATACAAGCTCCGGGCCACGTTTGAACAACAGGAAATGATCGAGGCCGTGCTTGCGCCAGCCAACCCACCATCAGACGACCAGGAGCAAGCGACATGCCAGCGCATGCAATACCTGCTCGACAACACGTCGAAGCAAATGGCAGAGCTAGCGCGGGAGCTTGCCTACGAGTTCGATGCACTTGTGCTGGCACAAGCACGCCAGGACCAGGCCGCTAATGCCAGATCAAAACGCCACGCAGAGCTGTGCAAATCATGCGTCTAATTGTTATTCTCTCGGCGCTTAATGCCTTGGTATGGGGCGCCTTCTTTACCTTTCATGGCACACAATGGATTCAAAAAGCCCGACCACACTCCAGCTACAACAGATCTTCCGTGATTGGTACAAGTCAAACATTGGGCGTTCTCCCAACACCCAAATGATTGCAATCGCTTCACTGTTTGGCGCTCACTTGCTCAAAAAAGTACAGGAAACTAACAATGACTAACGATTCTTTGATGTACAGCATCAACGAAAGAACACCAACGGCAGCGCACGCCAACGATCAGGGTCTAGTCCTGATGTATGACCCCATTGGTAAGTGGATGTCAGGCCCGTGGGATTGCTTCCAATACCGCAAGGGAGTGACTCATTGGATGATGCTTCCCGATGCACCGCCGGTAACGCAGACACAGGAGGAGCTACACGAGCAGCGCTTCGAGCAATGGCTGGCTGCTTACAGCATTGGCAAAACCCTGACGTTTGAACAGCAGCAGACGGCACACGCTGCATTTATGCGGGGTGCCAGCCATGTCTAGTTGGACACTGCACCAAGCCGCCAAGGTTTCAGAGCAGGTGCGTTATTCAGGCAGCGGCGACGAACGCAAGGCACTGGTCAACCTGCGCCTTTTGTTGCAGCACTTCGGCTATGCAACCAAGCTCGACGACATCACCACCAGCATCGTCGACGAGTACGTTCTCAAGCTGAAGGTTGCAGGCAACAAGCCAGCAACAATCAACAAAAAGCTGGCCATCTTGAAAGGTGTATACACCGACGCCATGCGGCGTGATGGTTGCACCAAGCGGCCACACATACCTTCCCTCAAGGTCACAGCAACCCGCCTGCGTTTCCTGTCTGTTGAAGAAGAGGACGCACTGATCGAGTGGTGCTGCACCGAGAACGAGCTGGCTGTGTGCGAGGTGTTCATCGTGTTGATGGACACAGGCATGCGGGTTAGCGAGTTGTTCCGTGTCATCCCTGCTGATGTGGACCTGCGCCAGAACATCATCAGCGTGTGGAAAACCAAGGCGGACAAGCCACGATCAGTGCCAATGACTGACCGCGTGCATCAAATTGTCGGGCGTCGCATCAGACGTCGCAACCTGAACGGTTCAGTGTTCAGCAACGTGCATCGAGGCCACATGGAATACGTGTGGGACTGCGCCCGCAACGACCTGGGCATGAAAGGCGACGAGCATTGGGTGTTGCACATGCTGCGCCACACCTGCGCGAGTCGACTTGTTCAGCAGGGCGTTGATTTGTACGTGGTGCAAAAGATCTTGGGCCACAAAAGTATTTCTGAGACAGAGAAATACGCACACCTTGCAAACCCACAACTGAGAGATGCCATTGCAAAGCTCGAAGCGGTCAACAGCGGACCAATTGGAGTTGGAGCGAGAGATGCTCACGTTGGGGCGCGACCGGGTTGAGCTGATTGCAAACCGCCACCGCAAGGGGCAGATGGAATCGCTCAGCACCTGGGGCGAGGCGTTAACAGCAACAGGGGTGGATCAATTAGTGATCCATCTCCGTGCTGTGCGGCGGCGCATACAGGCAGGCAAAGCGGGCCAAGCGTTCGCCTTGCTTGCACCCGTAACACACCTTCCACCCCAGCAGGTCGCCGCAACTGCCGTGCGGGTTGTAGTGGACAGCCTCAGTGCCTGTAATACCTTGCACCACGTCGCAGCGGAGGTTGCCGAGAAGCTCTGGATTGAGACCATGCTTGATCGAGCAAGCGCACAAGAGCTGCGCACCTTTAGGCGTGGCCGCAGCAGACGTAAGCATCAGGTCGCTGCTATCAGTCACATGCAGCAAACCGAAAGTTGGCATCCTCGTGAGCGCATGGCGTCGGGTGTCTTTCTTGTAGAACTCATAGCCCGTGAGGTGGGCATCGTCGAGATTGTGGTTGATCGCAGTTACAAGCCGCCACGCCGGGTGGTTGTGCCGACTGACCAGTGCATGGCATGGGTGCAAGACGTCAAGCAGCAGCAGAAGTTGATGACGCCCAGTTATCTGCCAATGCTGGTGCCGCCACGGCCATGGACGTCACCGCTCAGCGGCGGCTATCTGACTGACACCATCCCGTTGGTGCTGATGAAGTCAAACGCAGAGTTGGTTGCACAGCACACGAAGGGCGATGAGCCATACCTGCAAGCTGCCAACTTGCACCAGGCAGTGGCATGGCAGGTCAACAGTTGGATGCTTGAGCAAGTGCTGCATGCCTACGAATGCAGCATTGAGGTTGGTTGTCTCATGCCACGGGAGGGCTGGCCGGTCCCGCCATACCCCAAGCACCTGCCAGAAGACAGCGATGGCGTCAGGAAGTGGCGACTGCAAGCGCGCCGCATTCATGACAAGAACGACAAGACCAAGACAGCACGCATTGCCATTGCCAAATGCTTGTGGGTTGCCAAGCGGTTTGTTGATGAGCAGCGCCTGCATTTCCCTATGTCATTGGACTTTCGTGGCCGCTACTACTACCGCCCGCCATACCTAAACCCCCAGGGCAACGACATGAGCCGTTGCTTGCTGGCATTTAGCGACGGGCAGCCCATTACGACAGAGGAGCAGGCCGACTGGCTGCGTGTGCATGGGGCAAACATGTATGGGCACGGCGGGCTGAACTTTCGTGCGCGCATTGATTGGGTGCATCAGGAGAAAGAACGCATACAGGCAGTAGCTGCTGACCCATGGCAGCACGCTGAGTTTTGGATGCGAGCTAAAAAACCGTGGTGCTTTCTTGCTTTTTGCCGCAGCTACGCCGAGTTCTTGCGGCAGGGTTACGGCTTTGCATGCCAGTTGCCAGTCATGCTGGACTGCACTTGCTCGGGCATCCAGCACTACAGCGGCTTGCTGCGTGATGAGGGCATGGGCAAGCTGACCAACTTGCTGCCATCAGACAGCCCGCAAGATATTTATGGCGCTGTCATCGATCGGGTGCTGCAAGTCTTGCGCAGCAACGACGACGAAGACGCACGCAAATGGTTGAGGATGCAACCAGACAGGTCATTGGCCAAGCCGGTGGTGATGTGCCTGCCGTACTCGGCAACGCACAGCGCTTTTTACTTTCATTGCTACGACTGGGCTGTTGAGCGCACGCAAGAGCTGTTCAGTGGCAAGTCATGGGCCACTCGCAAGGGCGCAGTGCAAACCGTGCATTACATGGCCCGCATCTTGCACAAGGAAGCATCGGCACTCATCGGTCCAGCAGAGCAGGCCATGAAATGGTTCCGTGCCATTGGTAAAGCAGCCGGCAAGGCTGATGTTGCATTGCAATGGCGCACGCCAAGTGGGCTTCTGGTGCAGCAGCAGTACATGGCTGACCACGTCAAACGCATCCGACTTAAGTACCTGTCTGACGTGCGGCTGGACATCAAGATCAAGGTTGACGACGACGTCGAGCTAGACAGCAGGCGCATGGCCAATGCCCTGTCACCAAACGTTTTGCACAGCATGGATGCCAGTCACATGGCACTGGCAAGCATCGATGCAGCAGCGCATGGCGTGATTAACTTGGCTGGCGTTCATGACTGTTTCGTCACAACGCCTGCAGAAATGTCGCAACTGCGCGACTCTGTCCGAGCAGCGTTTGCTGCGCTTTACTCAAAGCGTTGGTTTGATTTGATATCAGACCAACTCCTCACACACACCGAGGTTGAGCTGGAACGGCCACAAGCTGGCCAGCTCGACCCTTCCCTTGTGAAATCTTCCGAATACTTCATCACATGAAACCGCAACAGTTCGATTCGCAGACTCTGACCACACCACCCTGTCGTTTGACTTACGCCTGGCTGGTTGAGCCCGACACCAAGTACCCACCTGCTGTTTACAAAGTCACAGCACACGTTCCAGCCGAAGCAGCGACCGAGCTTGCCGAGGAGTTGGACCGCTACTACGCCGCTTACATGCAGCACTTAAGTGGTGGTGCTCCTGGCACCAAGCTGCAGCTGAACGACAAGCCCTACAAGTTTGAGAATGACGAGCAGGGTCGTGCTGTCTTTTCAATAAAGATGAAGCGCAAAGCCAATGGAGTGCGCAACGACGGGACCACTTGGTCGGCTGAGGTTGCCTTGTTTGACAGCGAGGGCAAGGCCATTGGCAATCGTGACCCACTAAAAAAGATGGGGCCAGAAACCACGGGCCGCTTGAACTTTGCGATTGCTGGCTACACCGGGCCGAAAGGTACGGGCGTCACATGCAAGGTGCTCGGCGCACAGATTCTGGAGTTTGTTGAATACAGCAGAGGGGCAACAAGCTTTGGCTTCAAGGCAGAAACCAACGGGTTCAAGGCGGGCGACGTCACCCAGGCGGTCGAGACCGTCGTCGACGAAGCAGGCAACTGGTAGATACCGCAGCAAGTTTGAGGCCAACGTTGCCTCTAGCTTGGACAAGCGTGGCCTGGCGTTTCAATACGAGACCCAGGCCCTGCCTTATCGCATCGAGGCTGTCTATACGCCTGACTTCATCTTGCCTACCTGTGTAGTTGAGACCAAAGGGCTGTTCACCTCGATCGATCGGCGCAAGATGCTTGCCGTGAAAGCTGCGCATCCAAACATTGATATCCGCTTGTGTTTTCAGAACGCCAAGGTCAAGCTCAGCCGCGCCCCCAAGTCACTGACCTACGGGCAATGGGCAGATCGTCATGGTTTTGTCTGGTGCCAAGGCCACATACCCACCACATGGTTCGATGAAAGAACGACGGAAATCGAAGTTTGTAAAGCATGAGCCTTGCCCGCAGTGCGGCAGCAAGGACAACGCAGCAAGGTTTAGCGACGGACACCTGTACTGCTACGGCTGCGATGCCGTTATCGAGAAGAGCCCGCCGCCTGAGCGTCTCCCTAAATACGAACCATTACCCCCGCCAAAAGTGGAGCTGCTTAATTTCGTTAAGCCACTTGCCCTTGAAGCAAGAGGCATCACGCTGGACACCGCAACCAAGTTTGAGTACGGAGTCACCAGCCACCATGGCGAGCCGGTGCAAGTTGCAACGTACCGAGATCAGCTAGGTAAAAAGATTGCGCAGCATCTTCGCTACAAGGACAAGCGCTTCCGCTGGATTGGAACGACGTCTGGGTTGCAATTGTTTGGCCAACACCTGTGGCGACAGAACCATGGCAACGGAACAAACATGTTTTGCGTTGTCACTGAAGGCGAGATTGACTGCATGTCAGTGTCACAGGTGCAAGGGAACAAGTTCCCCGTGGTGTCACTACCGAATGGCGCATCATCAGCCAAGAAATATTTAGCCGCAAACCTGCAGTGGTTAAGTCAGTTCAACCGCATTGTCTTGTGCTTTGACTCAGACGAGCCGGGCGTCAATGCAGCCGAAGATGCAATGCAAGTTTTGCCACCTGGCAAGGCAGCAATTTGCAGGCTGCCACGCAAGGACGCAAACGAAATGCTGGTTGCAGGTGAGGGTGAGCACCTGAAGGATTTGCTGTGGAAGGCAACACCCGTGCGGCCTGACGGCATCAAGAACGCATCAGACCTATGGGAAACATTGGTCAAGCCAGGTGCGTCAGCGGTGTGTCAGTACCCATGGCCAAAGCTAAACGCTGCAGCGCACGGCTTTCGTAAGGGCGAGATGGTGACGCTGGCTGCCGGCAGTGGCGCCGGCAAAAGTTCCATCTGTCGTGAGTGGATCGTCCACTTCTTGCGAGCAGGGCTGAAGGTTGGTGTGTTCATGCTTGAAGAAAGCATGCAGCGGTCTTTGCAAGGCATCGTCGGCGTTGACATCAACATGCCAATCCACCTGCAGCCTGAACTAATCGATGACCCAAAGGTGCGCACCGCTTTTGACGAGCTGATGAGTACGGGCAACTTGTTTCTGTACGACCATTTCGGGAGCATGGATCCTGATCGCTTGGTTGAGCAGATCAAGTACCTGGCCACGTCTGAAGGCGTAGACGTGGTGCTGGTAGATCACCTCACCATCGTGGTCAGCGGCATAGCAGACCTAGACGAGCGACGGGCCCTGGACGTCACATGCACCAAGCTGCGACAGGTGGTGGAGCAGACAGGCGTCGGCCTTGTGCTGGTGTCACACCTCAAGCGCCCAGAAGGCCGCGGCCACGAGGAGGGTGGGCAGACGAGCCTGTCACAACTGAGGGGCAGCCACGCAATTGCGCAACTAAGTGACCTTTGTATCGGCGCAGAACGCAACCAGCAGGGCAGCAATGAAGAGCGCAACAAGTTGCAGCTTCGCATGTTGAAGAACAGATTCTCTGGCGAAACAGGGCCGCTAGATGAGCTGGTATTTGACAGCAAAACTGGTCGGCTCACGGTGCCTATGTCTTCTTACTTCGGGTTATGACTCTGCTAATTGACGGCGACTGGATTGCATACGTTGGCTGCAGTGCCAACGAGCAAGACATCCGATGGACTGACACTATCCACACCCTGCACTCAGACGAAGGCGATGTAAAAAACACCATTGTCACCATGCTTGAAAGTTACCAAGCAATTGCTGACGACGACGCTGTAATCATTTGCCTCAGCAGCTACCCCACGTTCAGACACGAGGAGTTTCCTGACTACAAGTCCAACCGGCTTGGTAAGCGCAAGCCACTTTGCTTATCAGCTATACGCCAATGGATGGAAGACGCCTATCCCAGCGTGGTCAAGCCAATGCTGGAGGCTGATGATTGCATGGGCCTGCTTGCTACCGACGGCAGCGTGCCTGACCCAGTCATTGTGTCGATCGACAAAGACATGCGGACAGTTCCATGTCGCTTGCTTGCCAATCAAACAATAGAAACTATCAACGAAATAGACGCCGACCGTGCATGGATGTCGCAAGCTCTGACCGGTGACAGCACTGATGGATACAAAGGCGTCAAGGGAGTGGGCCCTGTTGGTGCAAACAAGATCCTTGGTGACTTAATCACCGTGCAAGAAATGTGGCCAAAGGTTGTTGGTGCATACCTCAAAGCAGGGCTGCAAACAGCGGACGCCATACGCACGGCAAGGCTGGCCCGCATACTGCGAGCCGGCGACTACGACGAACAATCACGCAGCGTCAAACTTTGGGTGCCACCAGCAAAGCTTGCTTGACCATGGCCACCATGTGGTCGTCGACCTTGTTGTCAGTAGTCTTTGCCGCCGCTCCTAGAAGATCAACGATCAGCTTCTTAACGCTGTCATTTTTCAGGAACGCAAAAAGGATTGGCCTGATTAACAGGATCATGGGTTGATGCTGTCGTTACTCTTTAACGGTAGCGCTGTTCTGCAATGGCTAACAACGAAGACCAACACAGCAATGGAGTGCTATCCGACTTCATCCGCATCATTGTTCTTGCCTGGTCGCTGGCTTGCTTAAGCCTCAGCTACTTAGGACAGGTCAAGGCCATGGATCCCACGTTTGCCGCTTCAATGCTGACAGCGGTTTTGTCGAGCTACGGCGTAAGCGTTGGTAAGACCGGCGGCAAAAAAGATGACAGCAATAAGCTAGATACTCCTAAAACCGCACCCTCCATAAAGTCATGAAACTGCAGTGGCTATTGCTTGCAGTCTTTTTGCCTGCACCAGCGCTGACCAACACGGTCACACCGACGTGGTCTACCGGCTCAATGCAGAGCACAACAACCACAACCCAGACCATTGAAGAGACGATCCAGCATCAGATCTATGGCTCCGAAATGCAGACCTGGACCGGCGA